AGAAGAAAAAAGAAAAAAGTTAATGAATCAACTTGGGATAGAATTCAAAAACATCGGTAAACCGAACTCCTAATTTTTAAAAGCGTGCTATAAATATGTGTGATTGCCTTCGGGGATCACACAACACAAACTCGCTTTTAAAGGAGCTACAATAATGACGAACTTAATGAAGTTCCATAGTGCCGACCTGCCTGCACTTATGGAAAGAATAAATAAGTATAGTATTGGTATGGATGATTACTTTGACCGTCTCGCGACGCTGCACGAGACTCAAACTAATTACCCACCATACAACCTAATTCAGGTCAGTAGTACCGAATCAAAACTTGAATTAGCACTAGCAGGATTTAAAAAGGAACAAATCAATGTCTACACACAAGACGGAAAACTCTTCGTCGATGGACAACGGGAAGATGGGGAGTCTGGGAAAACTTACTTGCATAGAGGAATGGCTCAACGAAGTTTCACGAGAGCATGGACACTCAGCGATGAGACGGAAGTTAGATCAGTTGCTTTTGAGGATGGGTTACTATCAATAACCCTCGGTAGAATCGTCCCAGAGCACCATAAACGTAAGGATTATCTTTAAACCAATACAATTGAGCAGAAATCAGTAGCGGTTGTGACAGACTTTTGTATCACTATGATACATAATTGCTATATAATTACGTAACTTGGAGGACGGATTATGAACTTTACCACCGCCACTCTTGTACTAGGAACTGCATCTTCTCTTTTTAGTTGGGCGATCCTGTCGCCTGCCATATCATAATACATCCTGAAAATTGAATAAATAAAATTGAATATCGTCGTCGCTACGCCGAGGGGCAACTGGCAAAACCCAGTTGACGCCCCTCTTTTTTATTGCTATAATAGTTGGAGGAAAATTTCTTTAAAGATGTCTGTTAAGTTAGTAATTTTGAAATCGGAAGAAATTCTTATTGCCGACGCAAAAGAAGTTGTGTCTGAGGGTACGGTCAGGGGAATTCTTCTATCAAAACCACATACTATCAATACTCTGGAAAAAACAGTTCTTACAGAGAGTGATAGTGGAAATTCAAACTATGAAATTGATATCTCACTCAAACCTTGGTTGATTCTTTCCAAGGATGATGAGTTTATTGTTTCATCCGATTATGTTGCCACTGTATGTGAACCAATTATTTCTGTTAAAGAAATGTACTTAAATAAGATTGGTGGAACTATGGAAGTAAATGAAGAGGAAGATACGCCTCTTTCTCCTACGGAGGTTGTAAATGGCTGAGAATGTAAAGTGTCTACTAGTTGATATTGATAATGTATTGATTAGTGAAGTTGAAGAAGTTCCATCAGAGATTGGTAATCCAGATTGTAAACTGATTAAACCATATCGATTTTATCAGGATGGTAAAATGGAACCTTGGGTTAAGGCTTCCAATCAAACTGAATTTATGATAAGATCTAGTGATATTCTGACTATCGCAGATCCAACCCCAGAAATCGTTGAAAAGTATCTAAAACTTACAGAATGAGATTTTATACGAACGTCCAAATGGTCGGGGATCACTTCTTGGTCCGTGGTTACGAAAATGGAAAACATTTCGCAACCCGAGAGAAGTTTTACCCGACTCTTTTTGTTGCCTCAAACAAGAAAACCAAATACAAAACTCTTGAAGGGGAATATGTAGAATCTGTTGAACCTGGAACTGTTCGTGAATGTCGTGAGTTTATCAAGCGATATGATGGTGTAGAAAACTTCAAAATCTATGGAAATGATAGATACATATATCAGTATATTTCTGAGAAATATCCTGAGGAAGAAATCAAGTTTGATACGAATCAAATTAAGATCTCTACGATTGATATTGAGGTTAAATCTGAAAATGGATTCCCTGATGTTGAATCAGCAGCAGAAGAAGTTCTACTTATTACAGTTCAGGACTATACTACCAAACAGATTCGTACCTGGGGTCAAGGACCCTTCAATAACAAACAACAGAATGTCATCTATAAAGGGTTCAGAACTGAGTATGAACTTCTGAGTGATTTCATCAACTGGTGGATGATTGAAGAGAACACACCCGAAGTTGTAACTGGTTGGAACAGTGAACTATACGATATACCTTATCTTGTAAGGCGTATCGATAGAATCCTTGGTGAGAAGTTGATGAAACGTCTTTCACCTTGGGGATTGGTTACGGAAAAGGAAACATTCATTGCTGGACGTAAGCACATTTCCTACGATGTTGGTGGTATTACTCAACTTGATTATCTTAACCTTTATAAGAAGTTTACTTATAAAGCGCAAGAATCTTACCGACTTGACTATATTGCAAGCGTTGAACTTGGGCAGAAAAAACTTGACCACTCCGAGTTCGACACATTCAAAGACTTCTACACCAACGGATGGCAGAAGTTTGTAGAATACAACATCATTGACGTGGAACTTGTTGACCGTATGGAAGACAAGATGAAACTGATTGAACTTGCAATCGTTATGGCATATGACGCTAAGGCGAACTATGCTGACGTATTCTCACAGGTTCGTATGTGGGATACGATTATCTACAATTATCTCAAAAAGAGGAACATTGTGATTCCTCCCATTGTCCGTTCTGATAAGGATTCAAAGTATGCGGGAGCGTATGTTAAGGAACCGATTCCTGGAAAGTATGACTGGGTTGTGTCTTTTGACCTTAACAGTCTCTATCCTCACCTTATTATGCAGTACAATATCTCACCAGAGACGCTACTTGATGAGAGACACCCATCGTCTACCGTTGATAAGATTCTTAATGAGGAAATAAACTTTGAACTGTATAAGGACTATGCTGTCTGTGCCAACGGTTCAATGTATCGGAAGGATGTTCGTGGATTCCTTCCAGAGTTGATGGATAAGATCTACAAAGATCGCACCATCTATAAAAAGAAGATGCTTCAAGCAAAACAAGATTATGAAAAAACTCCTACCAAAGCACTTGAAAAAGAAATTGCCAGATGTAACAACATTCAAATGGCACGGAAAATTCAACTCAACTCTGCTTATGGTGCTATTGGCAACCAGTATTTTCGCTATTATAAGCTTGCCAATGCAGAAGCCATCACACTATCTGGACAAGTCTCCATCCGCTGGATTGAAAACCGAATGAACAAATACCTGAATAAGGTACTGAAAACTGAAGGAGAAGATTATGTTATTGCTTCTGATACTGATTCCATTTATCTTAATATGGGTCCTCTGGTTGAAAGTGTATACAAAGGAAGAGAGAAAACTACTGAAGGCGTTGTTTCGTTCCTTAACAAGATCTGTGAAATGGAACTTGAAAAGTATATTGACCGTTGCTACCAAGAACTGGCGACGTATGTGAACGCTTATGATCAGAAGATGTTTATGAAGCGTGAGAATATTGCCGAACGTGGTATCTGGACTGCGAAGAAGCGTTATATTCTCAACGTATGGGATAGTGAGGGTGTTCGATACGATGAACCCAAACTGAAAATGATGGGCATTGAGGCAGTTAAATCTTCTACTCCTGCACCTTGTCGTCAGATGATTAAAGCAGGTCTTAAATTGATGATGAGTGGGACAGAAGATGAAGTGATCGAATTCATCGATAAATGTCGTACAGAGTTTAAGAAACTTCCACCCGATCAGATTGCTTTTCCAAGAACAGCATCTGATATTCGCAAATATCAATCATCATCTGATATTTACATTAAGGGAACTCCGATTCATTGTCGTGGTGCCCTGCTCTTCAATCACTATGTGAAAGAAGCAAAACTAACAAATAAATATTCACTTATCAATAATGGGGAAAAGATTAAATTCCTCTATTTGAAGAAACCAAATATCATTCGTGAGAATGTCATCTCATTCATTCAAGATTTTCCTCACGAACTTGGTCTTGACAAGTATATCGACTATGACCTACAATTTGAGAAGAGTTTTGTCGAACCACTCAAATCAATCTTGGATGCTATTGGTTGGAATGTAGAAAAAACTGTAAACCTAGAATCGTTTTTCTTTTAATGGATCTGCCTATTAATGATAAAGAACTCGCTACTATTGTGAGTGCTCTTCGCCTTGGTGGGGATACTTCCCTTTACCAAAAACTAAAAATTGTGAAAGAAATCCGTGAGGAAAATCCTGGCGGACCTTATAAAAAAATTCTTCGTGAAAAATACGGGATGGTTGCTTGATGGACTTTTTGAAAGAAATTGTAAAAGAGATTGGTGATGATTACACCAAACTTGCATCTGATATTGATGAAACTGAAACTTATGTTGACACAGGTTCGTACATTTTTAATGCACTGGTTTCAGGTAGTATATTTGGTGGTGTATCTGGGAATAAGATTACTGCTATTGCTGGAGAGTCTTCTACTGGAAAGACTTTCTTCTCTCTCGCTGTCGTTAAGAATTTTCTTGATTCCAACCCTGATGGTTACTGCCTCTATTTTGATACTGAGGCTGCTGTTAACAAATCCCTTCTTGCAAGTCGCGGTTTAGATCTTGACCGCGTGGTAGTGGTGAATGTTGTGACTGTTGAAGAGTTTCGTAGCAAGGCACTTAAAGCAGTAGATATTTACTTAAAAAAACCTGTAGAAGATCGCAAACCCTGTATGTTCGTGTTAGACTCCTTGGGTATGCTTTCCACTGAGAAAGAGATTACTGATGCACTCAACGACAAACAGGTTCGGGATATGACTAAATCCCAACTGATTAAAGGTGCGTTCCGTATGCTCACTCTCAAACTGGGACAAGCAAACATTCCAATGATTGTTACTAATCACACCTACGATGTCATCGGTGCTTATGTTCCAACCAAAGAAATGGGTGGCGGTTCTGGTCTTAAGTATGCGGCGTCCACGATTATTCATCTTAGTAAGAAAAAGGAGAAAGATGGAACAGAAATTGTTGGAAACCTTATCAAGGCAAAGACTGCTAAGTCGCGTTTAAGTAAGGAGAACCAAGATGTTACGGTACGTTTGTATTACGATGAGCGTGGCCTTGATCGTTATTATGGTCTTCTTGAACTCGGTGAGATTGGCGGTCTCTGGAAAAACGTCGCAGGACGTTACGAAATGGATGGCAAAAAAGTATATGCCAAACAAATCCTTAAAGAACCAGAAGCATATTTTACTCCAGAAGTAATGGAGAAACTTGATCAAATTGCAAAGCAAAACTACTCTTATGGAACGAATTGAGACAACTATTCTGCGAAACCTTGTTTTCAATGAAGAGTACTCTCGCAAAGTAATTCCGTTTATTGAACCTGATTATTTTGAACAGAGATCCGAAAAAGTTATCTTTGAGGAGATTACTCAGTTCATTGTGAAATATGGTGCTGCTATTACAACAGAAGCACTTAAAATTGAATTGGAGAATCGTACTGACCTTAATGAAACTGAGGTTAGGGAATCCCGTGAAATTACATCTGCATTTGACGATTCTCCTGTTGATAACCAGTGGTTGTTAGATACTACTGAGAAGTGGTGTCGTGATAGGGCAATTTACCTTGCTCTTATGGAATCAATCAGCATTGCTGATGGTCAGGATAGTAAAAAGAATCGTGATGCGATTCCTTCTATTTTGTCTGATGCTCTTGCAGTATCATTTGACAATCATATCGGTCACAACTACCTGGAAGATTATAAAGAACGATATGAAGCATATCATAGGAAAGAGGATCGTATTCCCTTTGATCTTGAGTATTTCAACAAGATTACAAAAGGTGGTCTTCCTAACAAGACTCTTAATGTCGCTCTTGCTGGGACAGGTGTTGGCAAGTCTCTTTTTATGTGTCATATGGCTAGCTCCTGTCTGCTTAACGGACGTAATGTCCTTTACATTACAATGGAGATGGCAGAGGAGAAAATTGCTGAACGTATTGATGCAAACCTTCTAAATGTTCCTATTCAAGACCTTACTGACCTTCCTAGAACTTCCTTTGAAAACAAGGTAACTAATCTTGCAAAGAAAACACAAGGTCAACTTATAATTAAAGAGTACCCGACAGCATCGGCACATAGTGGACACTTTAAGGCACTTCTTAATGAGTTGGCACTTAAGAAGTCATTTAGACCTGATATTATTTTCATTGATTACCTTAATATATGTGCTTCCAGCAGATATAGGCAGAACGGTTCTATCAATTCATATAGCTATATTAAGTCTATTGCAGAGGAGCTTAGAGGGTTGGCTGTCGAAGCCGAGGTCCCTATCGTATCTGCCACCCAGACCACTCGTTCTGGTTATGGCAGCAGTGACGTTGACCTTACTGACACTTCTGAGTCCTTTG